TCTTGAAAAAATGGTATCCAATCTTGTATAATATCCTGATTAGGCTTTTTTTCTTTATCAATAATAGGAGTAGTAACTGGATCGGCTTTAGGCTTAACAGTAGAACCTTTTATCTTATTTATTTTCTTCTGTGTCATCTATTACTATTTCTAAAATGTAATCAAAACCGTTTTTGTTAAGCTTTTTTAAGTCCTTTTGAGTAGTGCTAGGTGTTAAATTAATTACACCAATATCTTTACCCATAATTTTTTTACCTAAAAATTCTTTTTTTATAGTAAATTTTTTCATATAAGATAAATATAATAAAAATAAAGTTATTATTTATAATGATTTTAAATAAGCGGTTAAATGTTTACTTAAATATTTATTTATTAATATTGTATAACGTTTTGTGTATGGCAAGTAGCCAAAGCACGAACAAACAAATTGAAACTAAATATTAATAGGCTATTTGCTATACATTTTGTTGTATGGCGTAGCGAACTTTAAAAATTATGGAGTTAAATAAACTAAAAACAGAATTAACAAGAAAAGAGCTTTTACAATTACAAAACAACGCAAAAGAACTATACAAATGTGGATTTATAAACCACAATGAATACACTACAATAGTTTTAGACATTGAAGATTGGTTATTAATTAAAGAATAATTTTTATTGCATACAACGGCTATTGTATGGCACGTAGCCTCACTAAATTTAATAAATAGAACAGATGAATATTTTAAAAGACTTACTTGATATACACGAACCAAAGCTATGTGCTATACAAATTGTTAGCGATAGTTTTAGCGTGGGGGATTATGTGTTCGTTAGTAAATACGGAGATGCAGACCCAAATGACCCTTGGCACGTTGGAATAGTAAATGAAATTGGCATAGACCACAAAGGCTCTTTTATCCGTATTTACGACACTGGTGTACGGACTTGGAGAAATGCAGTAAAGATTGACAAAGAAGCTGGTGATAGTATTTTAAGTGTGTATGCAAATTATCGCTAACGATTAGGCTAAACGGTCGTTTTAATGCCGTTTTAGCCATTGTTAGGCACTTTTAATTAACCGATAAAGATAATAAAATGAAGATACTTAATTTATATGCTGGAATAGGAGGTAATAGGAGGTTATGGGGAGATAACCACGATATAACAGCAGTAGAATTTGATGAGAAAGTAGCGGAAAAATATCAAGAGCTTTACCCTAATGATAAAGTAATAGTTGCAGATGCTCACGAGTACCTTTTAAAACATTATACAGAGTTTGAGGATGGATTTATTTGGACTTCTCCACCTTGCCAAACTCACAGCAAAGCGAACTATTTTATAAACTACATAACAGAAAGTAGATACCCTAAAATGGAACTTTGGCAAGAAATAATATTTCTAAAAACATTCTGTAAGGGTAAATTTTGCGTTGAAAATGTAAAAGCATATTACGAACATTTTATACCACCAACAGCAGAAATAGGCAGACATTATTTATGGGCAAATTTTAAGATACCACCAATAAAACAACCTAAAGGGGAAGTTGGTACAATGATGAAGAAATACGTGGGTACTGATAAACACGCACATAGTAAACCATTAGCAGAAAGAAATATGGTTAATGCTGAATTAGGTTTACACATATTAGAAAGAGCTCAAGGAATAATTAAGGCTAATAAAAACAATCAAGGTATTTTGTTTTAATTGTGCCTAACGGTGAAGTAATAAACTGCCCTTTAGGGTTGTTATTAAAGAACGTTAAAAGCCGTTTTAATGGCTTTGTTTTTTAACAACAAAAAAAAGGGTATAACAATCAAGTTATACCCCTTGTTACTCTCGTAACTATCCACACTATAAGCCAAAGTTTTTAAGAACCAAAAGAAACAGTACCACCACTGTTAGTATCAATTGTTCCTACAAATTCTCTTACTATTTGAGCTTGTTTACCAGCAAAAGTAACAGTATAACCGTTTTGCCCTTGTAACTCACCCTCTAATACTTCGTTAGCGATTGCATCAACTGAAGCATCTTTACCCATAATCTCATCAAAACCTAAAACAAAAGCTTTATTATCTGCTGTTTCTTTGTTATAAGTTTCAAAGATTACTACTAAACCACAAGACTCAACATACTCGTTAATTCCATAAGCTTTAGTCTTTTCCATTTTAGGACAAAATACCTCTAAAGTAGTTTCGTATGCTATAGATCCGTTCTCTCTTGAACCCTCACTAGAATAAGACTTACCCTCTAATTCTCCCTCAATTTCGTAAAATTTATCATCTGTGCTAGATAAAGTAACCGCTGTATAAGCGTATTCTCCAGCAACCGTAGAAGCTGTAAAGCTAGTTATATCATCTTTATTGATAACATAAACGGACTTTATACCACCTCTTCTATTCTCATCAGCACAAGCTAATAGAATATCTGTTGTAATTTCTGCCATTTTATTTAAATATTATAAGTTAAAAAATACCCCCCACTAAGGAGGGGCTTTTATTTCTTAGAAGTAGAAAGAGATTAATTCTCCAAAAACAAACTGAGTACCCATTTTGTACTTAGCAATGATTTTTAGTAATTCATCATCATCGTCATTACTTCTGAATTTCAATTGAGCAGATGGATCGTTAACATCAGTACCTAATACTAAGTTATCGTTAACAGTATAAACCATCATGTTAGCTCCAATATCAGCACCTAAACCACCTGAGTTAGGGTTAGCAGCATCAGCTAATTGAGTATCCCATCCTGTAATTTCTACAACTGGAATACCTCTAAAAGTCAAAGACTGACCCTCTTTTAACATAGCTAATCCTAATGCATTTCCTGTACCTAATTGCTCGAAAGTAGTCATTAAGTTATCTACGATTGTAGCAGTAACTCTAAAAGACTTAGAAGCGTTTGGCATTTGTCTTAATACTTTAGACTGGTTTTCGTATGCAGACTTTAAAAGCTCATAAGCTCCATCAGCAACTAAAACCCCGTTAGTATCTTCTACGTTAGCTATAGCAGTCATTTCAACATACTGCCCTAATTCAGCTGAATCAGTTACAAAGTGCTGGATAAGTCCATCAAATTGGTTATAGTCAGCAGATGCAGCAGATGAAGCAGCAAACCACGCTAATCTTCCGTTATCATCAGAAATACCCTCAGCAACTCTCTTTCTAGCGATTTCACCAACTACAGTAGGCTCTAAATCATCGATAGCAGTACCAGCACCGTAAAACTCTTCAAAGATAGTACCGTAAAAAGCATCTCCACACTCCTCAAGGTTTACCTTTAATTTAGATACTTCTAAAGTTCTATCAGATACATCAGTAACACCACCAGTAGCAGAAAAACCACAAGTAGAATACGATCGTACAATCTTAGTTAAAGTTGAGTTAAGGTACATATTAGCCTTAACTTTAATGTTTGGAATTACTCTAATTCCTTGTAAATCATCTGACCCCTCCTGTGGAGCGAATAAAATCTCTGTAAATTCCTTTCCGCTATACGTACTAGAAATTGATTGTGTAATAAAATTTGCCATTCTTTTTTAAATAATTTAGTTTCTAGTGCATTGATTTTAACACGTTGATGATAGCACTACCCAACTCATCTACGATAACTTCTTTCTTGATTTCCTCAGTAACATCAGCTTTAGCCTCTGATACATCTCTGCTAGCTTTAGCTTTCTCTACTTCTTTCTTAGCTAACTCAACCTCATCGGCTTTAGCTAAAACCTCAGCTTTCTCAGCCTCTAACTTTGCTTCTAGTTCTAACTTTTCAGCTTTAACTAATTCTAACTCTTCTGATAATTCAGCTTTAATACTAGCCGATAATTCAGCTTTTAAAGCGTCAATATCAAGAGCATCTTTTGGCTCTGCAACCTCTTTAGATACTTCTTTAGCACCCTCATTAGAGATTAGAGCTTTTAACTTGTCTAAAATAGACTCATTTTTCTCTGACATATTCACGTTATTTAATTGATTTACATAATTGGATGGAGTGTTTTTGTACCCCATTTTAGCTAAGTCTTTAGCACTTGCAAAAGCTGCTATTTTCTTACCCTCTTTAACTTCGCTAACAAAACCTAATTCCAAAGCCTCCTCTGAAAATATCCAAGTTTCATCGCTCATCATCTTTTGAACTCTTTCTAAATCTAAACCAGTTGCATTAGAGTAAATCTTAGCAATCTTTAAATTTAAAGAGTCCATTAACTTAGCATCTTTCTCAAGCTCTTCCTGATAATCTCTAATCTCGTCACTATTCATACCTTGCATACTAATTACAGGCATCCAAGCGTTATGTATCATTATTACACTGTTTTCTGTCATTGTTGGTAAAGTATCACCAGCAAGAGCTAAAACAGATGCAGCAGATGCCGCAACACCTACTATTTTAACATTTACATTTAGATTAGATGTTTTTAGATAGTCATAAATTGCAAAGGCTTCAAATACAGAACCACCACCGCTATTTATAGTTAACTCAATGTTTTTAGATCCATTGCTTTGTACCTCTTCAATGAAGTCTTTAGCATTAACTCCAAAAGAGCCTATCTCCTCATCAATAGAGATTGAAAGATTATTAATAGAATTTTTTACGTTATACCATTTCATCTTTGCAAACATTACAATAATCTGTTTAACATAATGTTTAAGTAATGAACAAAAAAAGGGTAACCGTTAAGCTACCCCAATTAAACTACCTCCTTAAAATAGTTATCTATCTCTTATTATTCTCCTGATGTGATTTACTGATAAA